GAGGCCGAGCCCGAGCGGTCGGCGTGGCCGGCCAGCATGACCTGCGCGTTGCCGCACGACTGGTACTGCGTGACGGCGTTGTCGAGGATCGACGAAGCCTCCGGGGTGATGTCCGACTTGTCCCACTCGAAGAAGACAATGAACGGACCCGGCGAGCAGACCACTTCCGGCGGCGGCGGCGGCGGCGGCGGCGGCGGCGGGGGAGGCGGCGGCGGCGGCGGCGGCGGCGGAGCAGCCGGTTCGCCGAAGTTGTAGGTCAGGCCGCCCAGGATGCTGTGCGAGCGGAACCGGCCCTCGAAGCCACGGTTCAGCACGTCGACCAGCTTGACGTTGTCGGCGTTGAAGAAGCGATACTTCAGCGAGACGTCGACATTGTCGGTCAGCGGCGCGCGGACACCCGCGATACCCTGCCAAGCGAAGACGGTGTCCGAGTCGTTCAGGAAGCTGCCGCGCTGGTTGAGCGCAACGCGTGCCTTGACCCGCGCCACACCGGCACCACCGCCGATGAAGCCCTGGATGCCGTCATCGTCACCGAAGTCGAGCAGACCGTTGACCATGAAGCTGAGCGCCGTCGTACGGCCGCCAGCGAAGTCGAAGGTGTTCGGGCCGGCGATGCCGCCAGCAACCGGCGTCGGCAGGCTCGACGCGTAGCTGTCGAGATCAGCCGACTTGTACGCGACTTCCGCTTCCAGGCGGAAACCGCCGAAATCGTAACCAACGATGCCGTCAGCGTCATAGCCGTAATCGCTATTGACGGTGCCGGTGCCGGTGGTGGTGGGCGTGGAGATGTCGTAGGTGATGTCCTCGACGATCATTCCGCCGAACTCGGCGCCCACGTACCACGCATTGTCGCGGGCGAGTGCAGGCGAGGCGAGTGCGGTGGAGGCGAGCGCCAGTACTACGGCAAGCTTCCGCATCTTAGTCCCCTTTCATCAGTGTCACTACGGACAAGGCAAACTCCCTATCGAAAGCTTGGTTTCCACGCAAGAATACAAAAGGCGAGACCTGTTGCCTAAGTGCCACACCTTTTTCAGCGGCCTATCAAGCCATGCTCTTGCAGCGCAGAAAGAACGCTGCCCAGCACCGCCCGCGCCTCCGCATCAATCGTGCCGCCCCCACTCGGGTCCGCGATCGCCGGCTGGCGCTCCGACAAGACCTGAACGCCGCCGAGGAACAATGCGCTCCCCTGCAATGCACCGATCACCCAAGTGTTTCCATCGAACCGCGCTGGCATGCCGTCGTCGCGCCGTGAAACGCTCATCCCCGCAATCGCCGCAAGGAACCGCCAGCCGCCCTGCGTCCAACCGGCGACGGCATTCGCTCGGCCCGCCCACGCCCCTACGGGATCGCTGCCGACCACCCAGCACGCCCCCGTGTCGGGTGCATCAGGCGGATCGTTCCGGCCGATCGAGATCACCACCGGCTGCACAGCAAGGTCGAGCCGAAGCAGCGCTTCATTATGGTCCATCTCCTTCTGCGCCTGACCGGCGTGCAGCAGCGGCAGGCCCAGGCGGGCAGTCCGATCATCGGTCATGGAACCAGTCCTTCTTGGAGAATGATCTCGGCCGCGGCGGAGACGCCGTGCGTCCCCCGCTGGCGAACCGAAACCGTAGTGCCCGCGCTCACGTATTGCGCGTCGAGTAACAATGACGGTGTCGATGTTTCGAACGTCGCCGTTTCGCCGCCGGCCTGGGTCACCTTGACGAGGTAAGCCTCCGCTTCCTCACCCAGCGCCGCGTCCACGCCGTCGCTCCAGCGCCAATCCGTCCGACTGCGCCGCCGCCACTGCAACATGGTTCCCTCGGCGACAGCCGCCGCGCGAAGCCGGACGGGCGCCGGCGGCAGTATCGACGCACCGCTCAGCACGACTTCGGCAGATGCGGGAACCATGTCGCCCGCCCCGCTTGCGTAGAGAAGCACTCGCCCGCCCGGTGCAGCGTGAACCGCGAGCAGCCTCGCCGCGGCCTGCTCGATCAACACGAAGCGCGCGTCCACTGCGGTCGGCGCGGGCACTGTCCCCCGCCGCCCGCGCCACAAGTCGCTGAGTTCCCACGCACCGGCCCCGATCATCCGCGCCCGGCCGAACTGCACCAGCTCATCGCCCACCAGAGCGAGGTTCGCACCGCGATCGAGGGCAGCGGCATCGGCATCACCCAGCACCATCGCGCCGTGCGCCAGCTTCACCCGGATCACCGCCACGCGATCCGCGATGGTGGCGGGCCCCGCGGGAACCGCCGCGATCACGCTGCCGACGATCCCCGCCGCCGCCGTGCCGCCCGCCGGACTCCACGACGCGCCATCGTCGACACTGTATTGAAGCGCCGCGCGCCGCCAACCCGCCCCTGTTCCCGCGGCAACGATCGTCACGCTCGGCGCGCCGAGGACGAACTCGCCCATCGGCGGCAGTTCCGCAGCGTGTAGGATTGTGGCGCCGATCGGGTTGTCCGGTGCCCGCAGCACCCGCCCGGGGCTCGCTGCCAGGGCCGGCAACGCCGCCGGCGCCAGCGCGACAAGGTCAAGCGCCACCTGATGCCGCTCCAGCGTTGTTCCGCGAAGCCGCCAGCGGCCGCCGCCCTCACCCGCGATTGTCACCACCTCGCCGGGCAGAACTTCGATCATCGTCAGGTCACCGGTCACCCGGCGCGTGCGCCGCTCGCTCTCGACGCGCGCCAGCATCCGTTCGGCCGCCCCCCTTGCCGCCGCGGCGGGCAATGCGGCAGCGATCTCCACCTGCTGAACACTGCCAGAGCGCTCCGGCCGCGCCGCGCTTTGCACCCCGATCTGCCAGTCACGTTCTGGATCATAATGCGCGACGCATACCGTCGCCGGCGCCTGATCCGCCGCCGCGATCCGCCGCATCGGGCCCTCGTCGGTGATCACCCGATCCGGGCTGTCGCCCGCGCGCATCGTCACACCGCCCGCCACCGGGCCGAACCACGCGCCGGACATAGCGGCCAGCGCCTCGACCACGTCGCGGACGGAATCCCCGTCGGCGGCAAACCCCGCCAGCGGCATCGCGGCTTCAGCCGTCACGATCGTCCCACCGCCAAGATCCTGCGCGATCCTGCCGACGGGCACATCCTCTTCGTCCGCCACCACCTCGAAGGTCAGCGACGGGATGCGATTGCCGAACGCCTCCAGCGGCAGATCCTCGAACACCACATAGGCAAGGCCGCGATGCGCCGGTGCCCGGCCGATCCCTTCCGCGCTCGCGATCAGCGGATCGGCCTCCTGCGCCTCGTCGCCGTCATGCAGCCGGAAGCCGGTCTTCACCTTCCAGTCGTCCGCCGCGCCGCGCAGCAGGTTCCCGTCCGCCCAGATCCGTCCGATACGCCGCACCTGACGGCTCGATATGGCGACCGCGAAGGACACCGAATAGCTATAGCTCGTGACGCTCGGCTGCCCCTTGCCCCCGCCCCGCTCGCCGCGATGCTCGATGAGGTCGGTTGACCAGATCACCTGTCCCGCCACGCGCATCCGGCCGTAGATCCTCGGGATCGATCGGCCATAGCTCGACGTCTGCACCGCCAGATCGGCAAGGCGCGGCCCCTGCCGCCCGCGTGGCTTGAACAGCACCGCGCCGTCCACCGCCCGACCGAGCGTGGCGCCAAGCGCCGCCCCCAGCGGTCCGCCGACCAGTCCGCCGACGGTCGTCAACACCAGCGTCGCCATCAACCTGCCTCCTGTTCATTACCGGCGATCCGCCAAGCGCCCAGCATCGGCCACGGTGGCACCCCCGGGCGCTCGACGACGCGGCGAAGGCCGGCATCGGCATGGACGAACCCGTTCGCGACCTGGATTGCGAGATGCACCTGCCCGGGTCCGCTGCGGCACAGCAGCACATCCCCCGCCGCGGTGCCCGTGCTTGGCACCAACCCATCAAAACAATGGCGGAACCGCGCGACATCGCCGCTGCGCAGTGGGTATCCTTCCGGTACCCCGCCCTCATGGCCGCCCGCGCGCAGCGCCAGCGCCACCACCCCCACGCAATCGAGCCCCGTCGCCGGATCACGCCCGTGGAGCCGAAACGGTACCCCTACGAGCCCCCGCGCCGCCGCCGCGACGCGTTCTCCGCGTGTCACGCGCCCGGATAACGCGTCAGCAGGTCCATGCCGGGCAGATACGGCTCGCCGCGGAAGTTCGCGGCATTATCGAACCGCCCGCTACAGGTCGCCAGGATCTTGTCGCAGCCTTCCTGCACCTCGACCAGCATTCCCGGCGGGACGGCGACCGGCGGCGGCGTGCGCAGCAACACCGTCGCCCCTTCCGACTGCGCGATCGCACTCTCCAGCCCGCATGCCTCGCCACCGAACCAGCGCAGCCGGCCACCGCCATAAGCGTCCGCGCTCGGCTCCACCCGGTCCAGCGTCAGCAGCCCGCCCGTGGCTGCCACCACCCGCGCGAAGCGCCGCCGCCCCGCCATTGGCACGCGGCAGCGGTGGTCGCCCAGCATTGCGCGACAAGCCGCGCTCGTCACTTCCGTCGCCGGGCGGTCCAGCGCAGCCGCAGCGCCGCGCAGCTCGGCGGTGAAGCCGGTCTCGTCGATCTCGATCGTGCCGATCGTGCCTTCGCCCAGCGACACTGGCGCGCCAGGGATCGCCCAATCTACCGCGGCAACGCTCACCCGCGCGCCGTCCCAACGTCCGATCGCCAGATCCCGCTCGGTCACCGCACCCGCTGTCAGCGCGCCGCGCGCCTCCATCGCGGCTCCGTCCAGCCCGTCGCCGCGCTCGATCGCCGACGGCGTCATGCCGGGTGCTGCACGATACAGCTGCCCCTCCACGATCAGGTCGCGGTCGTGATCGGTCAGCCCGATCGTCACGCCGTCGCGACGCGACAGCAACCACAGCATCGCGATGGTCGAAAGCCGATCGCTCATGCCTCGCGCACCTCGACCAGCGGCACCGACGGCGCCGCCCCGGCCAGAAAGGTCGCACGTGCGACGGTCAGCTGATCCTCGGCAAAGCGCACCGCCACGTCAAAGATGAAGGACGCCGCGATCACCGCGCCAGCAGCCGGCGCCACGTCGAGGACGATCATGCCGCCCGCCCCCACGCTGAAGCCGTGTTCCGCCGCCCCATCCACCATCACCGCCACGCTGCCCGCCACCGGCCGCGTGATCCGCCGCTCCGCGCTCGCGTAGTGCTTCACCAGCGGGAAGCGCCGCGTCACGCCATCGCCTCGGCCGATCGTCTCGTCCTCCCCGATCGAATCGAACGGGTCACGCAGCCGAAAGGCGCGCGCCGGCCCCATCCGCGCGCGAAAGAAGCCCAGCAGCGTCGCGATGTCCGCCTCGCTGCGCACCCCCGGCCCGGCATCGTAGCGCGTCCTTGCCGCCGCCCAGCTCGCGTTGCGGCTCTCCCGCCCGCCGGCACTCGTCACGATCGCGGTGGAAAAGCCGGGGCTCACTTCCGCCTCGCGGCCCAGCTCCAACGGGAACAGCACGTCGTCGAATGCTTCCACCTCATCCTCCCCTTGCCGCTCGTCCCAGTGAACGAAGCCGTCGCGCATCACCTGCGGCAGCGCCCAGACATGCGCCCGCTGCACCCCGCACCGGCGCGCCGCATCCGCCGCCGCATCGATCGCCGGCCACTGTCCCCTGTCCTCCGGCCGCAGCACGAAGCCCGAGAAATAATCCTGTCGCTCGGGTGGATAGCCAAGCCGCGCACTCGCCAGCGCGACGCCCGCCGCGGTGGAGGCGGTATCGCCCGCCACCACCCAGTCGTAATCTTCCAGCTGCAGCACGTCGAAGGCCGGGCTCGCCCAACCGAGCGGCATGTTCATCCGCTTCGCTTCCGGCGCTTTGGCGTCCAGCACGGTGGGCAGATAGGTAAGCAGCAACGTCTCGCACGCCGGGTGCACCCCCCGCACCGCCTGGCACAGCGCCGCCGTCGATCCGGCGAGCATCGCACCTGCCGTATCGAGCGTCGCGCGCTGCGCCGCAGATTGCGGGCCGTTGACGCTCGGGATCGGCACTGGCGCGAAGGCCACCACGGCGGCCGCATCGTACAGGCAGGGGCGCCCGTCCGCCTTCACCCACCACCAGGGTTCCCCCACCTGGAACTTCGCCGCCAGCCCGGCCGCCGCGCCGATCCCGACGAACGCCAGTGCGATCGCCTGCAGATAGGCCATGGCCGTCGCATTGGCCGGCGACAGCAGGGTCGAAGGCGGCTCCCACCCGGTCAACGCCGGCGCGCCTTGCGCATCGCGCTGCTTCCACGCTTCCGGGCAATGCGCGTCGAACAATTCGTACGAGAGGGACCAGATCACGTCATAGCCAAGCTGCGTCGCGCCTTCGGCAAAGCCACGGTGCCAGGCGACACAAGGCGCATTGAGTGTGCCGGTGACATTGAGGTCGCCGTCGAGCCGGAAATAATGGCTCATGCCCACATAATGGACGATCGCCCCGCGGTACCCGAGGTGAAGCATGGTCCGCAGCACACGCGCCGGCGTCAGGTGATACGTGTCGTCATAGCCATTGGCGATCGCCAGGCCATGTTCCGGCAGCACCGCCTCGCCGATCGCCAGCACTGATCCCGGCCCGTCACACCGGATCGCGCTAAGCTCCGCCCAGCCCTCAGCCGGCGCCGCCAGCGGGCGATCGCATTCGTCATAATCGGGCGCGACCAACGACAGGAACATGCGATCGACGTCCCCAGCCCACACCGGATCTGCTTCCGCCGGCAGCTGGAAACCGCCCACGACGCTCGCGAAGTCGATCGACACCTGAGCATCCTCGGGCGTGCCCTGGGCATAATTCCACAGCCGCACGTACCAGGATCGCGCCACGCCCGCGGCGTCGCGCCCCTCGATCGTCAGCACCGGGCCGTGCGTGGCGTCCAGCGGCCGCACGCCTGACGATCGCCAGCGGAACGACAGGCGGCAGCGGCGGAAATCGCGCGCTGTCTCATACGCCAACAGCGGGTGATCGTGGCGGTCCTCGGCCGCCCAGATCAGCCCGGCGAGATCATTCTTACGATAGAAGACGCAGTCGACGCGCATCGCGTCCGGCGCGCTCGTCGTCACCGCCGCCATCATCGGCCGCGGGAAATTCACCGTCCAGAACCGCGGGTCGAAGCGCGTGATGACGCCTGCTTCATGGTGCGCGCCGCGCGCGGCGACGAGACAATGGCCCATCAGTCATCCGCTCCTGCAAGCGCTGCCCGCACGGCCCGCGCTACCTGCCGGCTCGATCGGGCCAGCGCAGCCGGCGCCGCCTCGCTCGCGGCGTTGACGGTGATGTTCACCCGCACGTCGCGTGGGGTCCCGCTGCCACCGTTTGGCATCACCGATCCGGCCGCCGTGGGCACGAACAGCTCCGGCCCCCGCTCCCCCACCCAGAACGGCCGCCCCGGCGATACCGGCCCGCCGGTCGCCCGCCCCGGTGCGCCGATCGCCCCGATCAACGCGGACAGCAGCCCGGCCCCCGCCGGCTGCGCCCCGCCGCCGAGCACGCTTTCGATCCCGGTCCGCAGCGCGCCCGCCGCAATCTGGTCCAGCACCGAAAGCGCCGCGCGCTTCAGGTCCTCGAATCCCAGCTTGCCAGTCCGCACCGCGCGCGAGAGCGTCGTCTCGATCGCCCGCCCGGCGCGGTCTGCTCCGGTCGACAGCGGCCCCTCCAGCGCGGCGCGCATCTCGGCGACATCGCGCGCGAAGCCGGCCGTATCGGCACGCACGCTCACCAGCATGCGGTCGAAATCTTCATCCATCGGGAAATGCCTCCTTCAGCCGCGCGATCATCGCGCGATCGGGCGGGGCGAACTGCTCCTCGCCGCCCAGCGCCCGCACCAGCGCGCCCAGCTCCGCCGGCGTCGCCTGCCAGAACAGGTCCGGCGACCAGCCGAACATGACGCCCGCCCAGCCCGCCAGCCGCGCCGCCCCTTCCGCGAACGTCACCGTCCCGCCAGGATCTGGCCCAGCAGCAGCTTCAGCGCCGGCATCGCCGCGGTCAGCCCCTGCGCCGCCACTGCCTCGCCCAGCGCATCGCGGGTCAGCGCCGGCGGTCGATCACGCAGGCAGTGCCAGAACAGCGCCACCAGCTCGCTGAGCGCCATCCGCCCCTCGGCGGCCCGCTCCACCAGCGCGAACAGCGGCCCAAGCTCCTCCTCCGCCGCCACCAGCGCGGCAAAGTTCGGCCGCAGCACCAGCAGCTCGCCGGCCACCCGCAGGTTCGCCTCGCCGCGGGCTAGGTTCGCCGCGCTCATGCGGCCACCACCGCGCCGGAGCTTTCGAGGTTCACGGTGTAGCTGCGCTCGCCGTTGAAATCCCCGGCATAGTCCAGCCGCGTCACCAGGAACCGGCCGGTCAGCGTCTCGCCGCTTTCGAAACTCAGCCGATAATCGTCGACCGTACCGGCAAGCGCATTGGTCTTCACCCGCGTCTCGGCCGCCGATCCGGTGAACACCCCCGCCGCCGACACGCTGACGCTGCGCGCGCCCGCGCCCGACAGCAGCTCGCGCCAGCCGCCCGATCCCTTGTGAGTCACCACCACCGCCTCGCCGTTGATGCTCAGCTGCGTCGTGCGCATGCCCGCCACCGTCGCGAATGCCGGCGTCGCGCTGCCATCGCCCACCTTCAGCAGGAACGCCGAACCCTTCTCCACCGCCATGCCTATTCCTCCCGATAGAGTTTCACCGCGAACTCGCTCGTCGCGGTCCAGCGCTCGCCGCCGCCCGCCCGCGCGATGCGTCCGCGCACCAGCCGCAGCGCGACGACGCGCCATCCCTCGCCGATCGCGCCGGACAGCGCCGCCACCGCGCCTTCCGCTGCCGCCATCAGCATGCGCAGCCGCACCGGCCGCTCGCCGGCATCGTGCAGCACGATCCGCACCCGCCCCTCGCGCCCGTCGATCCCCGCCCCGCCCCAGCGCGCCAGCACCGGATCCTCGACCAGCCCGTACGGCAGCGCCGCTCGCACCGGCGGCGCATCGTAAGCGGTGACGATCTCCTTCAGCGCCGCCACCATCGCCGCCTGAAGCGGCACCGCGGCGCTCAAGCCCGGGACTCCGCCGTCAGCCGCATGCGGCGATAGGGCCGCCACAGCGCCGCGACCGCCGCCGGCGGTGCTTGCCCCGCCTCGCGATCGTTGAAGAGGTGCGCGATGAGCAAGCCAACGCCTTGCGCGATCGGCGCCGGCACCCCGGCCCAGTCATCCGCCAGCCCCGCCGAATAGCTCACCGTCACCCGCCCCGCCGCACCTGACGCAATCACGCGCACCCATCCGCGCGCCTCACCATCCACGTCGACGGCAAAGCCCCCTGCCGGCAGTGCGAACGCAGCGCCGTCCGCCGGCAGGCCGGCCACATTGCTGATCGCCCGCACCGGCACTGCCGACAGCAGCTGCCAGTTCCCCGCCGCCGCCGGCAGCACCTCGGCCAGCCCTCGCGCTATCAGCAGCGTGCCGGTGAACGCCTCCGCCAGCGCGATCGCGCTCGCCGCCAGCCGCTCCAGCAGCGCCTGCTCGCCCGTGCCCTCCAGCCGAAGCAGCACG